TACAGTAACATTAGATGGGGAACTTTATAATCATGAACTTAAAGATAACTTTCAAAAGATTACAAGTTTAGTAAGAAAAACAGTAAACTTAGGCGCAGATGAATTAGCAGAAAGTGCTGAATTAGTACAGTATCATGTTTATGATATGTTTGATAGTGCAAATCCAGATATGACTTTTACACAAAGAGCAAAGTGGATAAGTGAAAATGTTTCAGGTAATAACATAGTTTTAGTAAAATATGACGAAGCAAATACATCAGCAGATATAGACAAATTGTATGGTGAATATACAACTGCTGGATATGAAGGTCAGATGATTAGGCAGGATACTGCTTATGAATTTAAGAGAACTAAAAACTTGCTAAAGAGAAAAGAGTTCATCACAGAAGAATATAAAGTTGTAGAAATACAAGAAGGTAATGGTAATTGGGCAGGGTATGCAAAAAGATTTATACTTGAACTTGCAGACGGTACACAATTTAGTAGTGGAGTTAGAGGTTCACAAGACAAACTTGCACAGTTACTAAATGATAAAGATACTATTAATTGGGCAACATGTAGATACTTTGAACTAAGTAATGACGGCGTTCCTAGATTTCCTGTTGTTATTGATTATGGATCAGGCGAAAGGGACGACTAATGGCACATACATCAGAACTAATGGAAACCCGAGGACATCATTTAGTAGGTGTACAATGGCCTGTAATTGGTAGTAAAGGTGATGAGTACATTGTTACTATGTATGATAGAGGTTGGGAATGTACCTGTCCTGCATGGCGTAAATGTAAACATATAAAAGGTGTTGAGCAAGGTTTAGTAAATGATAAAGGAGAATGACATGTTTAATCCTGATGTAATGAAAGAAACTAAATTTCCCAAAGGAATGTCTGCAAATTATGAATTTGACAATTATATATTAAGTATAGTCAAAAATGAAATATCATATGGAAACGATAAAGGATTGTATGAGATAAGTGTATTTGATGCAGGAAATCAGATTGAATTGCCTGGTATCACTGACAAAGGTGACACTGTAAGAGGTTGGTTGACAAAAGACGATGTTAATAGTATTATGAAGAAACTAACAATCATTACAGGCACAAATGCAAAACTTTTATGAGGGAATAATGAACGACATACTACAGGACATACAAGAATTAGAAGGCACAATAACTAGTTTAAAAAATGTAAATAACAAGCCTGAAGTTATATCTGCAATTAGAAAAATTGATGATATAATTGATCGCAAAAGAGAAGAGTTTAACAGGTTAGAAGAGCAAATACAAAAGGAATACTTTAATGGCTAGTATTACTGCACTAAAAGGTAAAAAATTATCTAAAAAGAAAACTATAACACGTAGGAAAACTACAGGTGCAAAGGCGGCACCTTTGGATGATTACAAAAAACATACAGACTATTTCCATTTCAATGTAGATTCTAAAGAATGTGTTACAATAGTCAAGGCACACATAAAGAAAGTTTATGATAAAGAACGAGTTAGGATAATTCTTAAAAATAAAGAAACTATGTTTGCTAAACAATTTGTAGCATCTTATTGCCACTGGGTAGCAGAAGGCAAAGATGCCCCAGAAGATAGTGTAAATTGGATGACAGGATACTTTGATCAACTTTATAATAAAGGGCTATCTATTGTAGAAGAAGTAAAAGCAGAAGAGGCTAAAACACCTAAAAACGTTTATGTGCCTAGTATACAAGAACGTATAAAAGAAGCAAGTAGCAACATTATTGCAGAAATAGATGAACAAGTAGATAAATTTATTGAAGACCCTAAATCATTTAAAAAATTTGATAGTGTAAAATTCTTTAGAGCAATGCAAGTTAACCAAGCACATGCAAGACATATTCGTAGTTACTATGAAGGAATATTAGGTGAATATCTGATGTTGCAAAAACCTGTTAGTGAACAAGACGAACAACTTAGAGAAGGTTACTCACATCTAGATAAAGTAGATGTTAAAAAAGCAGTAGATCTGTTTCAGGGTATTGTGGGTGCATGTGATTTAATTACTGCAGAAAGCAAAGCAAATAGAAAAACAAGGTCACCTAAACCTAAGAGTGCAGAAAAATTAGTTGCAAAAATGAAATACTGTAAGTCAGACGAAAAGTACAAAGTTGCTAGTATAAATCCTGCTGATATTATAGGGTGTAATGAACTGTGGGTCTTTAACACAAAGACAAGAAAAATAGGCAAGTACATTGCAGAAGAACACCAAACTCTACAAGTTAAAGGTACAACATTGCAATTCTTTAATGAAAAAGAGAGTATAGCAAAAACACTACGTAAGCCTGAACAACAACTTGCAGAATTTAATAAAAGTGGTAAAGTACAATTACGTAAATTTTTACCAAATATAAAAGGTGTTGAGACTAAACTTAATGGTAGGATTAACAATGATACAGTTATACTTAAGGCAGTCAATAATTAATAAATAGTGTATATACAAGGATACACTAATGGCGACACTAGCAAGTTTAAGAGCAGACACAATAGACTACATCCGTTTTCGTTTAGGCGACGGGATGGTAGATGTAGAACTTGATCCAGATCATTATGATAATGTAATAGACAAATCTATAAAACGTTTCAGACAACGTAGTCAAAATGCATATGAAAGTTCTTATGTATTTTTAAGTGTTGTCAAAGAACAACAAGAATATACATTACCTGATGAGATAGAGGAAGTACGTCAAGCATTTAGACGTAGTGTAGGAAGTGGCAGTAGTGATACTGGCACACAGTTTGAACCATTTGAGGCTGCATTCCAGAACACTTACTTGCTGCAAAGTGGTAGAATAGGTGGTATGGCTACATATGAAATGTACTATCAGTACCAAGAATTAAGTGCAAGGTTATTTGGCGGATTTATTAATTTCGAATTTAATCCTGTAACTAAAAAGATTACACTACTTCGTAAGTTTAGTGCAGACGGTGAACAAATTGTTCTTTGGACATATAACTTACGTCCAGAAAGTAGACTACTTGAAGATAGACATTCAGGTCCTTGGATACAAGACTATGCACTTGCACTAGCAAAATACACACTAGGTGAAGCACGTAGTAAGTTTAGTACTATTGCTGGACCTCAAGGTGGCACAAGTTTGAATGGTGATGCATTAAAAGCAGAAGCACAAGTTGAACTTGATAAATTGGATGAAGAACTACGTAATTATGTAGATGGTTCTGATCCACTTTCATTTATAATAGGTTAAAAATTGATTAAATGCCCATTGCCCTATATGCACCAGTTTATTGGTCAAAATTTCACGAAACCTTGTTGTAATTTTACAGAAAATAGCAACCTTACACCTACACAATACTGGAATAGTAAAGAACTAGCAACAGTACGCTCAGAACTTGAAAATGGAATATGGCCAAAAGGATGTAGTAATTGTAAACAACTTGAAGAAAATAATCAATTAAGTTTGCGACAACGCAGCTTACAAGAATATAAAATACCTGTTACTCCAAGTGTAGAATATGTAGATTTAAGGCTGAGTAATAAATGTAATTTTGCATGTAGAAGTTGCGAGCCTATTTTTAGTAGCAGAATTTCAAAAGAAAACAATAAACATAATTTAAAAGAATATTATGGATATTCTTTAAGTAAGAATTATATTGAGCATACAGAACAAATATCCCAAGATATAAAAAAAATAGTTCCCAAAGTAAAAAAGTTAATGTTTACTGGAGGAGAACCAACCTATATTCAGCAATTTTATGAGATTTTAGATACTTGTTCTGCAGAAACAAATTTATTAATTACAACGAATGCAAGTATGATAAATGATATCTTTTTAAATTGTATAAAAAAATTTAAAAACCTACATATTACTATTAGTATAGATGCAGTTGGACACCCTGCAGAATATATTAGGTATGGTACAAATTGGGATACAATAGATCAAAATATAAAAAAGATATTGTCACTAAAATGTAGTGTTATGTTTAACACTGTATTAAGTGCATATAGTGTGCCTCATATTGAAAGTTTAGTAGATTACATAATTGAAAATGAACAAGATGCTTATGGTGCAGACATGTATATATGTGATTTCCCACAACATTTACATCCGTGTATATTACCAAAAGAATTTCGTAAGCAGTTGACAGATAAAATAAATTGTAGTATTGTAAAGTTAAGTAATAGCAAAAGAGTTGACGATTATGATAATGCAATTAAAGTTTTAAAAACACTAGTAATTCAACTTAAGACAGATTATAGAGATAACATAAAGTTTAAGGCATTTACAGATAAACTTGATGTAATACGGAAACAGAAATATGATTATAGGAATATGTGGACTAATTGGTAGTGGCAAAGGCACAGTTGCAGACATACTTGTAGAACAAGGATACAAAAAAGTTAGTTTTGCAGATAAACTAAAAGATGGTGTTGCTACTGTATTTGGTTGGGATAGAGCTATGCTTGAAGGTGATACTGATGAAAGCAGAGCCTGGCGTGAACAACCTGATGAATTTTGGACTGCTGAAACAGGCAGAACAATTACTCCAAGAATAGTGCTACAAGAGTTTGGCACAGACTGTATGCGAGATGGTTTCTACGATGGTGTGTGGGTTAGTTTACTAAAAAAAGAACTTGTAGAAAATCCTGGCGACTATGTCATACCAGATGTAAGATTTTCAAATGAACAAAATATGATACGTGATATCGGTGGCCAAGTTTGGCAAGTTAGACGTGGTAATGTTCCACTATGGTGGGAAACTGCAATTAATTGTAATGAATCAAATTCAAGTGAAGAGTCGAATAATCCTATGAAGGTTGTTTTTCCTGAAGTACATGCAAGTGAATGGAAATGGGCAAGACGTGATGAGGAGTTCACAGTTACAATTGATAACAATGGGTCAATGGAAGATCTTAAACATCAGGTGTTAAGTCACCTCGATTCCAACCAAACTTTATCAACTCCTGATTACAGTTCAGGCATACCGTTTTCAGATTACGGTTGTTAACATTTTTTAAGTTACCGTCTATATAAAAAACAGTAACTTGACTTCTCATACTTGGTTTAAATCCGCAAGCCTCACATTTTCTTTTTACTTTATATCCACTATCTACCCACAATGGTTTAACAGGTTTGTGTAATTTTAAACACTGCTCGCATTTCTTTCTATAATACTTTTTATCATTTCTTATATAATTTATAGCTTTAGGACGTTGCCCGCATTGTTCACAAATAGCTCTCATGTGTGTATTTACCCATACCTTTAAAGGGATTCTGCAAAATAGGTTAATTATAGGGTGTGTGGATAAATAACAGTATATGAAATACCTTATAAAAGGAAAGAGAACATGGCACTTATATCACCAGGTGTAGAAGTTACAGTAATAGACGAAAGTAATTACACACCATCAACAGCAGGCACAGTAGCAGCAATAGTGATTGCAACTGCAGAGAATAAAACAAGTGGAACAGGTACAGGCACTGCAGCAGGAACTACTCCAGCAAATGCAGGCAAGACTTACTTAATTGGAAGTCAAAGAGAACTTACTGCTACATTTGGAAATCCAACATTTTATAACACAACTGCAGGTACTCCTATAAATGGATACGAGTTAAATGAATATGGATTAATGGCAGCTTACAGTTTACTAGGCGTAAGCAACAGAGCATACGTAACAAGAGCAGATATAGATCTAGCTCAACTAGCAAGTAGTACTAATCGTCCATTAGGAAATCCTACAAATAATACAGTATGGTGGGACGTAAGTGCAGATACACGTTGGGGAATTTTCGAATGGAACCAGAGTACAGGTGCATTTACAAATAAAATTCCTACAGTAATTACAAGCACAACTGACTTAGATACTGGTGTTCCAAAAACTTCAATTGGTGCTATAGGTGATTATGCACTAGTTGCTACAAATACAAGTAATCCTGTTTATTATAAAAACAGAAGCAATGCTTGGGTACTAGTAGGAAGTGCAAGTTGGCAAATAGCTCATGCTACTGTTGCAGGAACAATTGCAAGTCCAAGGTTTACAAACGGTGATAGTATAACAATTAACGGCACAACTGTAACAATGGTTGGTAGCACAGTTGCTGAATTAGCAACAAGTATAAACAATGCAAGTATTACAGGCGTTACTGCAGCAGTACACAGTAATAAAATTGAAATTTTTGCTAACAGTACTGCAGTAGGTGTAGACAGTGTTGCAGATGGTAAAATTGTACTAGCAAATGCAAGTGGAACAATTCTTACTGATGCAGGTTTAACTGCAGGAACTTATGCAAGACCATTAATTGCACAAGATCCACACTATACAGTTCCAGCATGGAAATCAACAGATACTACCCCACGTCCAACAGGCAGTGTTTGGGTAAAAACTACTTCAAGTAACTTAGGATTTTTAGCAGACGTAAGTGCATATAATACTGCAACTGCAGCATTTGTTTCAAGTACTGCACCAGCATATGAAAATGACCAAACTGCACTTAAGAATCTAGATACTACAGGTGGTAAAGATATTAGTACAGGAAGTTATTATGTACAATATGACGTTACAGAAAACGATACTGTTACATATAAATTGTTTCAAAGATATAGTACAGGCGCAACAAGTATTACTGGGTTAGTAAATAGTGCTACTCCATTAACTGCAAGTGAACAGTTTACAATACAGGCTAGTTCAGCAAACAGTACAACACTTAGCACTGCAGTTACAGTAACATTAAGTGGTACATCATTAGCAGATATGGCAAGTGATATAAATGCCGCAAATGTAAGTAATGTAAGTGCAAGTGTAGACACAGGTGGATACTTGGTAATTTCTCACAGTTTAGGCGGAGTGATAATTCTTAAAGATACATCAGGTACTCCTTTAACAGATGCAGGTATTACTACAAGTATTACAACAGGACAAGTCAGAGCAGGTAATAACAGTGATTTAATAGTAAGTAACTGGATTGCTCCTACATATACTGCAAGTACAAGTGCTCCAAGTGCAAATCCAGATGCAGATACATATTGGTATGCAGGCGGATTTGAAGCAGACATTATGATACATAATGGAACAACATGGCAAGGATACCAAAATATTACAGATACAAGAGGATTTGCATTAGGTGATACAGATCCAAACGGTGTAATTTTTAGTACTACTGCTCCTACACTACAAAGTGATGATAGTGTGCTAGTAAATGGTGATTTATGGATTGACACAAGTGACTTAGAAAATTATCCAGCACTTTACAGACGTCAGACTGTAGACGGTGAAGCAAAATGGGTTGCTATAGATAAGACAGATACTACAACTGAAAATGGAATAATTTTTGGTGATGCACGTTTTATGGGTGACGGCACAACAGATGTTGTCACTGGCACTATTCCAACCACAAAGACTTTACTGACAAGTGACTACTTAGATATTGATAGACCTGACCCTACTGTTTATCCACGTGGGATACTACTATTCAATACAAGACGTAGCACATATGGTGTAAAACAATTTAAATCAGATTACTTTAGTAGAACAAACTTTAGTAGCACTACATTATATCCTACACTTCCTACTGAAAAGGATGCATGGGTAACAAGTAGCGGAAGTACATTTGGACGTAAAGCAGTAAGAACAGTAGTTGTAAATGCAATGAAGAGTGCATTAGATGCTAGTGCAGAATTACGTGAAGATGCAAGAACATTTAATGTAATTGCGGCTCCTGGATACCCAGAGCTTATAAGCAACATGGTAAGTTTAAATAATGATAGACGTCAAACTGCTTTTGTTGTAGGCGATAGCCCAATGAGATTAGCTGCAACAAGTACTGCTATAGAAAACTGGGCAACAAATGCTGCAGCAGCTTCAGATAATAATGAAGATGGATTAGTAACAAGTGATCCATATTTGGCAGTGTTTTATCCTAGTGCAACAACAAACGATTTAAATAATAACACAATTGTTGTTCCAGCAAGTCATGCAATATTAAGAACAATTGCAAGAAGTGACGATATTAGTTTCCCTTGGTTTGCTCCTGCAGGCACAAGGCGTGGACTAGTAGACAATGTTGCAAGTATTGGATATATTAGTGCATCAACAGGTGCATTTATAAACGACAATATTCGTGAAAGTGTAAGAGATACACTATACACAAATAGAGTTAATCCAATAGCATTTTTCCAAGGTAGCGGAATACTAAACTATGGAAATAAAACAAGAGCTGTATCTACAAGTGCATTAGATCGTATTAACGTATCAAGATTAACAGGATATTTAAGACGACAATTACAGACAATTGCTACAGGCTTTGTATTTGAACCAAATGATAAAATAACAAGAGACGAAATAAAGCAACAGATTGAGCAAACACTTAATGATTTAGTTGCAAAGCGTGGTGTTTATGATTATTTGGTTGTATGTGATGACACAAATAATACATCAGATAGAATTGATCGTAATGAATTATATGTAGACGTTGCTATTGAACCTGTAAAATCAGCAGAGTTTATCTTTATTCCAATAAGATTAAAGAATACTGGTGAAATTGCAAGTGGAAACGTAGCAGCTTCAAGCACAGTTTAACAAAAATTAAAAAAATACAATGGGGGTTTATACCCCCATTTTTTATGACAAAAAACTGATAAATACTTTTATAATTAGATTAGGAGCAGAATGAAATGTCAGTTTCATCATTAACAAAGTTTACAGTACCTATTGACGGTGACCAGAGTGCGGCAAGCCAAGGCTTGTTAATGCCAAAACTAAAATATCGTTTTAGAGCGAGTTTTGAAAACTTTGGTGTAAGCACACCTAGAACTGAAATGACAAAACAAATAATGAATATAACTCGTCCTAGTGTTACATTTGAAGAGAACATAATTGATATTTACAACAGTAAAGTATACTTAGTAGGTAAACATACTTGGGAACAAATCACAGTAAACTTACGTGATGATGTAAACGGTTCAGTTTCAAAACTAGTAGGCGAGCAAGTACAGAAGCAATTTGATTTTATGGAACAATCAAGTGCAGCTTCAGGTATTGATTATAAGTTTATTACACGTTTTGAAATATTAGATGGTGGTAACGGTGCTAGTACTCCTAACGTTCTTGAAACTTGGGAACTATATGGTTGTTTTATAGCCAATGTAAACTACAATGATTTAGACTATGCATCACAAGAACCAGCAATGATTACTCTTAGTGTAAGATTTGACAATGCAGTTCAAACACCATTAGGTGATGGTATTGGTTCAAGTGTAGCAAGAACAGTTGGACAGGTTGTAACTGGCTAATAGGAGTTAGTTATACATGGCTAGTGTTAATCCACTTTTAAATGGAATGACCTCTGACAAGACGGTTAGAGATTATAAACACGCATCAAAAACTTTCGTAGACAATAACTATGAGTTACAACCAAAATACAGTAACTTATTCCATGTTGTATTTGAGTTTACCTCAGATGCTGCTACATTATTTGATACCATACAACAGTTAGAAATTCCAATTCTTGTTAAAAGTGCAGACTTGCCTTCTTATACACTAGATGTGCAAACCCATAATCAATACAATAGAAAAACACAAAGTCATCATAGTTTTCAATATCAGCCAGTGACAATACGATTTCATGATGATGCAAAAGAAAATATAAGAAACTTATGGCACAAATATTACATATATTATAATGCAGATCCTACTTATGATTTAGATGGAAACAGTTATACAACTTCAGATAAGTACGCAAACAGAACCCAACAACAATGGGGATTACAAAGAGGTAATAAAAGATTTTTTAAAAACATAAAAATCTATAGTATGCACAATCATAAATTTGGTGAGTATACTCTTGTAAATCCTATAATTACTGCTTTTAGTCATGATCAACATGCTTATGCTAACGGCGGGTTAATGGAAAACACAATGCAAATAGCATATGAAACGGTTAAGTATGCTACAGGTTTTGTCAATAATATTACGCCACGTGGGTTTGGTGATATACATTATGATGTAGAGGTAAGTGATTTAAGTGCAGATAATGCAGCTATTGGAGAAGATAACGCATTTATAGATGGTTCTATTAGAACAACAACAGGTGAACGTCCTAAAGATTTATTTCAGGGAAATGTAATTGGGACAATTACAGATGCAGATATAATCTTTAATCAATCACGTCTTAATACCCAAAATGTCATACAGGACACTATTGGTATTTTTGCTAACAATCTATTAACTGGCAAAAAGCCTAGTAGTAATATATTAGTACCAGTAACTGGTGCAGCAGAAAAACTTGTTAATGACCGTGTGGGGAGAATTGAGAATGGAATAATAGATTTTTTTAAAGGCGAAAATACAACTAGTACAAGACCTAATAATAGTGATATAGTGCCTACAAATGGTATAGTATTTTCTGAAGGACAAAATATTCAAACATATAGAAGTAACATTATAAATTCTAGCACATATGATATAGGTTTTGCAAATCAAGTTCCAAGAGCAGGCACAAAATCCAATGCAGCTAAAATTAGTGATATGAGAACTGTAGGTGAAAAAAGTAGTATTGTAAGTAAACCTTTAAGCAAATTAGTAGACGCAGGAACATAATATGGCACAGGATACAAATTTACCTCTAGTACAACCTGCAGATAATTTTGACCAAAGAGTACAGGATTATTTTACAAACTATTTTACAAATCAAATTAGTATGACCGATATGGAATATGAAGCTGCAAAAAGTTTTTTTGTAGCAAGAACTGCAAATACTGACGCTGCAGCAGCACTAACTGCTGCTACAATAGAAGCTGCCAACGAACTTAATGTAAACATTTTAGATATTATACAACAATTTGAAGGTGTTGCTGATTTAAAAAGTGCAGTTCCTACCTTTTTAAATTTAAGTAGACGCAGTTCTAGTTTATTAGGTTACGAACAAAATATTACTCCCAATGAAAACATAGCCAGACAAATAGAGGCTTAAAATGTTTAGCCGTAATAAATTTGCAAACGGCATATATGAAATGAAAAATCCACAAAAGTATAGTGGAAATAAATCTCCAAGATACAGAAGTGGATGGGAACATGCATTTATGCGTTTTTGTGATAATCATCCAAGCGTTGTAAATTGGGCAAGTGAAGCAATACAAATACCTTATCGTAATCCACTAACAGGAAAAGGTACAGTTTATGTACCTGACTTTGTTGTAATGTATCAAGATAAGAATGGTAAAAAACATGCTGAGCTTATAGAAGTAAAACCTAAATCACAAACAATACTTACAGAAAAAACTCGTAAACAAGAAAAACTTGCAATTGCTATTAACCATGCAAAGTGGGAAGCTGCTGCAAAATGGGCAAAGCATAAAGGTCTACGCTTTATAGTTGTAACTGAAGAAGATATTTTTCACAACGGCAAACGTTAGTAAATAAGTACTAGTATTAATAACTAGGAACCCACATGACAAAAAAACTAGAAGAACTTTTTAATGTTGAAGTTAGCGAAGAAATGCCTTTGTCTAAAGAAGAAAGTGAAAAGACTGTAGACACTGTAACTGCAGACGATATTCCTGAATTACAAACTGCTATGGCAAATGTAGATAAAATAGATGCTGCTTTACCTAGTGTACGAGAGCTTGACTCTAGTGATAAAGAAATGGATGACATTGCAGACTTAGCAAAAGATACATTTAAGGATCTCATGGACTTGGGTATGAATGTAGAGGCACGTTTTAGTGGAGAAATATTTAACAATGCAAGTCGTATGTTGGATACTGCATTAAGTGCAAAACAACACAAAGTTAATAAAAAACTGCGTATGGTGGATTTGCAAATTAAGAAAGCAACATTAGATGCAAAACTTGCTAAACAAGCAAGAGACAATGGTGACGATTTAGAGGATGGACAAGGACATGCAATAGATCGTACACAATTATTACAGGAAATATTAGGACGTAATACACACAAAAAGGAATAAATACATACATATAAAAGGATCATAAAGATGAAAAGTTTTAAAAGTTACCTTGTAGAAAGTGAACAAACTTATAAGTTTCGCATTAAGATGGCCGAAAAAGGCGATGATGAAATAATGAATGCACTTGAAACTGCATTAGAAAAATATGAAGTTGCAAGTATTAGTAAACCTAAAAAGACACCTATACAAGAACACCCAATGGATTTCCAAACATTAAACAACGCTGAAGTGTTTATAATGGACGCAGAACTTAAATATCCAGTAACTGCTCATCAACTATATGAATATATTACTCAAACAGTTGGCGTGCCAGCAAGTCACTTAGTTGTTATTAACAGTGATCATCCAGAAGAGATTGCTCGTGAAGAAGCAATAAAAGAAGAAGGTGACGAGTATAGTGCAAAACTAGATGATCCAGATTACAAAGATGCAAAAGATGTTAAAGCAGAAGATAGTTTTGGTGACAAGTATAATGAAAATATGCTAAAAGGATTAGAAACCCGTAAATATGAGTTTGAAAAGGCAAAGTAATGAATGACTTATATAAAGCAATAGATTCTTTAAAAGATATTATAGCAGAAGAGGAATCTACTGTTAATGAAAAGATTGATTTAGAAACAGGTTATTATACTGGTACAAATATTACACCAACTAAATTACAGTTAGACCGTTTGAAGAAAAGAGGCCTGGTACCACAAGACTACCAACTTCCTAAAAGAGTTAGTAAAACAAATCCTAGTGCTAGACCGTTCATAGACTTTCTTAATAATTTAGGCAACAAAGTTAGTAAAAAAGGTGAAAAAATATTTCCTAAACGTATTGGAAAAGAACCTGATGTTTCACAAGGATCTACAATTGCAAAAGCACCAGCGGCTAAAGACAGTGATATTTCACAAGGATCTACTATATCTAAAACGCCAATGAAAAAAGGCAAAGTAAAAGCAACTGCCGCTAATACAAAAAATTATGACAGAACACTAGCTATACAAAAATATTTAATATCAAAAGGTGCTAAAATAGATGCAGATGGTATAATGGGTCCACAGACAAGAGCTGCAATGAAACAATTTGGACAACCAGGTGCAACACCAATTGCTAGACCTAAGACAACACCAAAGAGCGGTGGCCCAGATAAAAGATTTGCTACAGGTCCTGAATTAGATATGCCAGATACAATAGGCAAAGTAAATCCTTCAGCACCTTATAAAGACATTGATAAACTACGTGGACCTGGTAATAAAAATAGATTTACAGGTTTACCTATGGCACCTAACATGTATAAAAAAGATGCACAGGGCAACTATAGTATGGCTCAAGGCCCAAAGCAACCTGAGAAAAAAGTTGGCGATGATTTTATAAATCGAATTGCAAATTCTTTTGGAGACATATTTAAAGGCTCAGATAAAAAAGGTAATGCAGATCCACTTAAACTTGCTCAACCAAAAAGTGATAATACTACAAAAGTAGCAAATAGAAACATGATTAAACGCATCACTGGTGCAAACACATAAGGAAAGTAAAATGAATATGGACAATATGAGAGAATACTTAGATAAAATAATCTCATTGGAGCAAGAGCAACCAGTTGAAGAAGGCGCAGTCAAAGATATGATCCAAGACGTAGAAGAAGGCATGGGTAAAGAAGAGTTTGAGAAAAAGTATCCAGGTCAAAACTACGATGAGATTAGACAAGAAATTGAAGACAGAATGAATGAAGCAAAAAAAGCACCATTAACATCTGAACTATTACAAAAGGGATATGATCAAGTATATAATTTTGTAGGCGAATATGGTGATGCTGCTCTTGAGTATCTAGATGATAATGCTCCTACTTTTAATAACTTGTTTACCGAATATGATGGTGACTTAGATGTAATTGCAAGCAAGGTAGATATGACCACATTCAATCAAATAATGGATGAATTAAATGATGTTGCTTATGATTTAGAAGGTGGAGTTTTAGAATCAAAGGTTCAAGAAAATGATATTGAAATGGAAGAAGACTGTGGTTGTGAAGATGATGCAATGGTAAGTGTTCCAGTTCAAGAACTAGCTGATATACTACAATTAGCAGGTTATGAAAACTATGCAGACAAAATTGAAGAATACGCAAATGAGCCTGAAGAAGAGTACAGTGACACAGAAGATCAGTTAATTGGACTAAGTGGTGGACTCAACAGACCTAAGAAGCAATATCCTGCAAGTGCACCTGGTGACAACCCAATGGATCAAGAGCCACGTGAAATTGAAGAAAGCGTAGAGGATAAACTTTACAAAAGTTATAAAGACTTCTTAGAAGCAGAAGAAATTAAATCAGACGACTAAGTTCGTCTTGTAATAAATTGTATATATAGCGGTGTCCCTCATCATTAGGATGTAAATGATCCGCTATATATTTTGACTTATTTTCCATTAATATATCAACCATACCTGGCACACAATCCACATGCATAAAACGTAAATTGTTTAACTTACAAGTAGTTTCAACTATATGTTTAGGATACCAATCGTGTAGTTCCTGTATGTAATTACTGTTTTGATGTAATACATAATCTTTTACACTAGCAGTGTTTATACTGCCTGGTTTTTTCTGTTGAATATAATTTAGATGTTCCCATTTATTTTCGTATTTGTTATACCAACTGCTACGATTAGGATGACTCCAGCCAAATATTACAAAATCTTGTGATGTAATATTACTGTAAGTTTCGCAAAACTTTAGTGCAATGTGTGGGTTACTAGCACTGCTTTCACTGTGTTGTATAAATTCATAACCGTATTGTTCTGCTATTAGTTTACCATAACATGTAGTTGCTTCTTCACCTAGACTTACACTACACCCGTATTGATAGAGTTTCATTGATTACACCATTGTCTATATAATCTAGCCAACTTTTATGTTTCACATAAAATGGCAAACGGCTCCTAAGAGCCGCTAACTGATAACTATTAGGTTCATGTGGTTTGCGCCTGGGTTTCCATACGCTATCACTCTTTTTTGTATTACACGGCTTACAACATGTTACTATATTTTCCCATGTAGCCTTACCACCGTGTGATCTAGGCTTTACATGATCCATAGTAAGTTCACTATACTGCTCTTGTGTACCACAATACTGACATTTAAATTCATCACGCAAATGCACATTGAATCTACTAAAACTAATTTTACTAGTGCCTTTGTAATATTTTTTAGTCATTATCGTAGCAGGAACTTTCATACTAAAACTAGGACTGCTTATATCCCAGTCTTCATACCAGTCAAGTACAGTTACTTTTTCTAAAAAATATAACTTGATTGCACGTTTATAATCAATAACACTAACAGGAAAGTTAGTGATTGGTTGACCACTTGTGTTAAGTAATAGAGTGTCGGACATATAAATATTTATATGAAATATATTAAGGACGAGTATGTATCGGCTTTTCGTGAATGTTTAATAGAAACTAGCAGACAAGAAGGTTATACTTTACCAGAAGATATTGAAGCATATGTGGCTATTCTGCTAGGATCGTTTATAGACGAACCTGACTTCCTGCCCAATCCTACATTTACGGAAGCATATATGAGAGGCACTATGCCTAGCAAAGACTTAGCAGACACGTGTTTATTTGTGCGAGGAGTCTTTCCTAAGTATGGCGATAAAATACACATTACTACTATTGGTAAAAGTAGTTATGGAAATGCAGGTAAGCAATTAAGAATGCGTATGTTTGAAGATATTGCAGACAACTTTGAAATAGTTGTAAAAATAATACGCATAAGTACAAGACCCGCAAGAACACATTTTAAGGATGTATCATGGCTAAATCACTAGACGGCGTACTAACTAAAAAGGCCTATAAAAAAGAGAAGTACACTGACGAACAACTCACCGAGTTTGCAAAGTGTGCTGATCCTAAGACAGGTGTGTTTTATTTTATGAACAACCATTTTAATATCCAACATCCTACACAGGGACGTATGCAATACAAAGCATATGAGTACCAACACAAACTTCTTGATGTATATCATAATTACAGGTTTAACATCAATATGCTACCAAGACAAACTGGTAAAAGTACAACTGCAGCTGGTTATTTGTTATGGTATGCAATGTTTGTACCAGATAGTGTTATATTAATTGCTGCACACAAATACGCTGGTGCTCAGGAAATTATGCAACGTATACGCTACGCATATGAACTATGTCCAGATCATATACGTGCAGGTGTAACAAGTTACAACAAAGGTAGTATTGACTTTGACAATGGTAGTAGAATTATAGCACAAGCAACCACAGACAACACAGGACGAGGTATGAGTATAACATTACTATACTGCGATGAGTTTGCGTTTGTTAGACCCAGTATTGCAAAAGAATTTTGGACAAGTATTTCACCTACACTAGCAACTGGTGGAGCTGCTATTATTACTAGTACACCTAATAGTGACGAAGACCAATTTGCACAGATATGGCGTGATGCAAATAAAACATTTGACAGTAATGGTAATGAAACTGACTTGGGTGTAAATGGATTTAAAAGTTATCAAAGTTACTGGTGGGAGCATCCTGACAGAGATGAAGCATGGAAAGAAGCTGAACTAGGTCGTATAGGTGAAGAACGTTTTAGACGTGAACATGAATGTGAATTTATCATATATGATGAAACACTTATAGATAGTTTAGTACTTACAAATTTACGAGGCAAAGAACCTGCATTTAAACATGGTACAGTTCGTTGGTGGAAAAAGCCTAATCCACAAATGACATACTTAGTAGGATTAGACCCTAGTTTAGGAACCGGTGGAGACCCTGCTGCTATACAAATATTTGAAATACCTAGTATGGAACAAATAGGTGAGTGGAGTCATAATAAAACACCTATACCACAACAAATACGTATACTGGTAGATATTTGCAAATACTTACTAGACGAAGGCGTTGATAATATGAACATATACTATAGTATGGAAAATAATACTATAGGCGAGGCAGCTCTCCAGAGTGTAGCAGAAATAGGTGAAGAGAACATACCTGGTATATTTTTAAGCGAACCAAAAGTTCATGGCAATAGTAGACTGTATCGTAGAGGATATAATACTACGCATCGTAGTAAGATTAGTATATGTAGTAAATTCAAAACCTTAATAGAAACAGATAAAGTTAAAGTTAATAGTAAAATGCTAGTAAGCGAAATGAAAAGTTTTATTGCGGCTGGCAATAGTTTTAAAGCCAAAGCAGGTGATACAGATGACTTAGTTATGAGTACACTTCTTGTTATGCGTATGGCGCAGACACTTAAAAACTATCATCCAGAGTTAGAAACTTACATAAGAGATGGAGACGAGTTCGACCAAGAGCCTATGCCTTTTATTATGATTTAGGATAAATACGTACATGAGAAGCATAGATAACATATCAGAAGAACTGTTTGACAAAATACGTAGTAGAGTAGCAAACATTAAGTTGGGGAACAGTGAAGGTGAAGTAACTACAGATCCAAGTCAAGCAAGATTTTTTGAATTTAACTTTAAACACAGAGACTTGCCAGTGGGTGCAGTCACTATTAGTATTAACGAAGAAGATAAACTTCAAGTTTATTTTCCAAATAGTATGGTAGAGGATGCAGATAGTAGTACATCAGATGCTTGGTATGGATTCTTAAAAGAACTTAGTAAGTTTAGTGCAAGAAATATGTTAAACTATGAAACACATAATGTAACCAAAGAGAGACTTGATAAAAAAGATTATCAATTTTTAACACAACGTAACCAGGACGAAGTTATGGAAAACAGATTACATGGCACAAGCCAAAAAAGTTTCCTAGAACAAGGAAAAGCAAAACTAATTATTCAGCACAGTAAAACAGTTGATGAAACTAAACTGGGTGCAAGAAGTAGAAATATAAGTGCTATCTACATTGAGAATAATGAAGGTGAACGCTTTAAATTTGCTAATAACTACTTACCTGGTGCAAGAGCAATGGCAAGACATGTATCAAACGAAGGACATACTCGTGATGATCGTGGATTACATATTGTTGAAATAATGAATGAAATGCAACAATTAAAGCAATTTGTCCGTAGTGCAAAGTCAAATAACTATGTAACTGAAGAAGCACAAGAAGTTATTGAAGCAGCTACAGACAGATACTATGGCTTAAAAGATACATTGAAAGCAATTAGTAATGCAAAAGGTTATGAAGATTATTTTGAAAACTGGGTACCAAATGTAATAGAGGTTGAAGAGAACGATATAGAAGATTTAAAAACAAAACTTACACGTCAAGTTTTTGATGATCGTATGGTAGATAGTTTACCAGCAGTAAGTAGAGCTCTAAGGTTGAAAAAGGAAGCAAAAATGGATAAAGATGCAGAAACACGTAGCGACGATGAATTAGATGCAGTAGTCGCAAGTAGAGCAGGTGATATTATTTCAGCATCAGATAGTCCTGATAATATTGAAGTATTTAAGAACGAAACAGACGAAGCAGAACTAAAAAATTACTTTAACGTAATGAAAAACAGTGATATGGATACTAAAGCAAAAAATCGCAATTTAGTAATTAATGTTATTGAATACCTTGCAAATAATGTTACCGATGATGCATTGGCAGTTGCTTTGGGAAATATAAATTATGATGACGAAGCTCAATACAAAGCTGCAATAAAAATTACTAAAAAATATTTACAAGGAAATGTAGATAGAAAAGATCCTGCACCAAAGAAAGATTTATATGGTAAAGCAAAAGAAAGTGTAACTTTTGAAGCATTTGAAAAAAATATGAATATGATTTCAGAAGGCACATGGGCACTACCAGCAGACTTAGATACTGCAAATGAAGTAATAAGAATTATGCAACAACCTATTCCATTAGGAGATGGTGGTGAAGACGCAACTAATGCAATAAGTTTTGCGTTTGGTGATGACGAACTATTTGATGATCTAGGTGATGCAGGAGATGCAAATCCAGAAGGTGATGCAAGACCAATTATTAAAAAATGGATTGAATCTGCAAACTTTGATGAACCATATCAAGGAATGCTAGATATAATAAAAAGCGAAATTTACGGACCACAAGCAGAGATTCCTACAGAAGAACATACACAAATAGAAGTTGAAGATAGTGTTATTGAAGAAGTAGAAGAAGAGGCACAACCAGAGACACAAGTTGAACAAGTACAAGAAATTGAAGAAGTAGACGAAGTGGCGGAAAGCATTGCAAAACTTAAGGCAATGGCAGGCGTAGGGTCAAAAGCGAGGAGCAACCACGGCATACATGAAGGCGAAGAAGGATATCAACTTACACCAAGAAGTATAGTGGCAAGACAAATGCGTAAACTACAGGACATCGAACAAGGCTAATTGGCACAAAAAATAATTCAAAAGAGGCACCAATTTTAGGTGCCTTTTTTTATAGCCATAAATAGAAGCATGACTAGCAATAAACATAAAATAGATTATGCAGAGTTTTATATAACAAATGTTTGTAACTATGCCTGTACTAATTGTCGCTCCTTTAATAATTTAAACCTTAAGGGCTTTCAAAAATGGGCAGATTGTAAAGATGAATACAAAAAATTTGCTCAAAGATTAGATATAGAAGACATACAAATTCTAGGCGGTGAGCCATTTTTAAATCCTGATATTTACTATTGGATAGAAGGCATATTATCTTTATGGCCTAATGCTAGAGTAAAAGTCACCACTAATGGAAGTAGGCGACAGGATGACAAGTTATACAATCTTTTAATAAAACATAATGGAAGATTACAACTTGACGTTTCATGTCATGACGAGAACTATTTTGATAAGTTACATAATAATATTAAAGAGTTTTTAGGTAATTGTGATACAAAGATAATTTCAAATAAAACATCATGGAACACAGATTACGAAAAATTTAAAGGTGAAGATTGGCCGGATCAACCACCTGATATTAATATTGTAGAAAAGTTACCATGGTTAATGAGTGAACTAGATGACCTTGGCATAGATTTATACCGTTACAAACATAAAAATAAACGTATAGAGTATACAGTAAACAATGCTTTATACGCAATCTTAGGTCAGGCATGGAATTTTTCTAAATCTGCTGTAAAAGTATCACACGATAAATTTTATGTTGATACCAAAAGCGATATAGGTACTGCCCATAAGGCATGTATATCGAAATACTGTCATCATTTTATAGATGGAAAATTGTACAAATGTCATTTACCATATACATTAAAGGAAGCAATAACACAAGAACATGTTGCAATAAATGAAGAAGATTACAAAATTTTAGAAAGATATAAGCCCTTAGTAGCAGATGAATCAGAACATAAATTTGATAAATTCATAAAAAATATAAAAAATCCTATAGAGCAGTGTAAATTTTGTCCAGAATCTAGTGAGGCAGAAAAAATTTCTATTGTAGATAAAAAGAAAATGGATGCAAAAACTTCTGTACTTTTTACATAAAAACATCTTGACATGATAAATAAAAACGCATATACTATGTAAATATAGTATGTGTATAGGCACATACAAGGCTAATGAACAGGCACATTTAAGGAGAAAAATAATGGCAACATCTTTGGCAGAAATTAGAGCAAAACTAAAATCTCAAGAATCACGCAGTGAGCGTACCGGCGGCGGCGACAACGCAATTTACCCACATTGGAATATACCAGAAGGATCAACTGCAGCAGTTAGATTTTTACCTGATGGTGATCCTAACAACACATTTTTCTGGGCTGAAAGGCTTATGATTCGTTTACCATTTACTGGTGTAAAGAATGATATGAATAGCAAGCCTATAGTAGTACAAGTACCATGTGTTGAAATGTTTGGTGAAACTTGTCCAATACTTACAGAAGTGCGTGGTTGGTTTAAAGATTCAAGTCTTGAGGACATGGGTAGAAAGTATTGGAAGAAACGTAGTTATATCTTTCAAGGGTTTGTAAATGAAAACCCGTTACAAGAAGATTCACCAGAGAATCCAATACGTAGATTTGCAATCTCACCTAGTATCTTTAACTTAATTAAAGATGCACTTATGGATCCAGATATACAGGAGATGCCCACAGATTACAATGCTGGCTTAGATTTCCGTATTACTAAAACTACAAAAGGACAGTATGCAGATTACAGTACAAGTAAGTGGGCTCGTAAAGAAACTGCACTATCTGAAGCACAGTTAGCAGCTATTAACACCTATGGTCTTAATACACTATCTGATTTTCTTCCTAAAAAACCTACAGAAGTAGAATTGCAGTGCATTAAAGAAATGTTCGAAGCAAGTGTAGATGGACAACCCTATGATAACGAAAGATGGGGACAATATTATCGTCCATATGGTTTAGATGCTCCAGCAGGTTCCTCAACCTCAAGTACGTCAACTGCTCCAGCAACTACAACACCAACACCTGCTCCGGCAACTCCAGTTGCAGAAACAGTGGCTCCTGCTCCAGTAGCAACACCAGAGGAGATGGGTGCAACACCTACTCCTACTCCTGCTCCACAGACAGAAACTGTGGCAGTACCTGAGGCACCAGCAACAGGCGGTGAAAGCAAAAGAGCTGAAGACATTTTAGCAATGATCCGTAATAGACAATCCTAATACATTTATATTGTAAATGCAACAGATAAAACCACTTTGGAGTGAGTTTGGTGATCCAGACTCACTCTCAAAAACAATTTATGTAGTAGATCATTTTTATGGCGTAAATCAAAATTATAGAAATGTATTTTTTGATAAATTAAAAGGTCAACACACAGTTATTCTAGACACAATTATTCGTGATGAAGTAAAGGCTAATTATCCAAATTTAGACTTTAGATTTAGTGCCGATGGTTGTGATAAACTACTAAATCATCTCAGTGAATATAGATACAGAGGCACAGGAAATATAAAAAACTTTCTCTGTTCTTTTAATTTATCACCACACATCTCTAGACAACTTTTAGTGGCTCTTTTGTATAATTATGGATTCTTTACAAAAGAATATTGTACAAAAAATTGGATTACAGATAATGATACACTAGGCGGCATTGTAATGAATCTTCTTAATAATAACAAAGAGGAAGAACTGTACAACAAATTTTTTAGATGTGATGAAACGTTTAACAGAAAAAAGTTTGTTTTTGCAGAAAATTTGATAGAGGGACAAGATTTATATTTAGGACATCATAAAAACTTACAAGCATTTGAATCTAAAATTAGCCAAAGTTTTTTAAACTTAATAGGAGAAACATTAAGTGAAAGTTATAATCCATTTATGTCTGAAAAGGCGTTTAATAGTATAGTAACACGTGGAATATTTTTAATGTTTGGACAACCTGGTTGGTATAATTTTTATGAAAAAAATCTTGGATTTAAACTACATAATGATTTATTTGATTATAGTTTTGATAAAATTGAAAATCCAGTAAAACGACTTATAAAAATATTTGAGACGATTTCAAAATTCAGTATCCTCAATATGAATGATTTACAAGATTTGTATTACACACAAAAAGATATATTAGAATATAACTATAACCATTATTTTAGCAAAGACTACCTAAAACTCATGAAACAGTTTGACAATATAACAGATATATAGTATAGTAAAAGAATAGGCACACAGGAGATAAACATGGGCAAACCTTTTGACGTAAGTAAATTTAGAAAAGATATAACAAAAAGTATAGATGGACTAAGCATAGGATTTCACGATCCTACAGATTGGATTAGTACAGGAAGCTATGCATTAAATTATTTAGTAAGTGGAGATTTCCATAAAGGTGTTCCTATGGGAAAGGTGACTGTATTTGCAGGTGAATCAGGTGCAGGCAAAAGTTACTTTGCAAGTGGAAATATTATAAGGAATGCACAAGAGCAAGGTATATTTGTTGTATTAATAGATAGTGAAAATGCATTAGACGAAAGTTGGTTACAGGCACTTGGTGTAGATACAGAAGAAAGTAAATTATTAAAACTTAGTATGAGTATGATTGATGATGTAGCAAAAACACTTAGCACATTTATGAAAGATTATAAAGCAATGCCAGACGAAGAAAGACCTAAGGTATTATTTGTAATTGATAGTTTGGGAATGTTACTAACTCCTACAGATGTAGATCAATTTGATGCAGGTAATATGAAAGGTGATATGGGTAGAAAGCCTAAGGCACTTACTGCACTTGTACGTAATACAGTAAACATGATTGGTAGTTATAATGTAGGTATGGTATGTACTAACCATACATATGCATCGCAAGATATGTTTGACCCTGATGATAAGATATCAGGTGGACAAGGGTTTATATATGCAAGTAGTATTGTTATTGCTATGAGAAAATTAAAACTCAAAGAAGATATAGATGGCAATAAAACCACAACTGTAAATGGTATAAGAGCAGCTTGTAAAGTTATGAAAACTCGTTATGCAAAACCATTTGAAGGAGTGCAAGTAAAGATTCCATATGAAACAGGCATGGATCCTTATAGCGGATTACTAGACTTGTTTGAAGCAAAAGGATTACTTACAAAGCAAGGCAACCGTTTAAAGTATACAACGACTGCAGGTGTAGAAATGTTAGAGTTTCGTAAAGGTTGGACCGGCGATAAACTAGAAGCAGTTATGCAGGATGTTTCTGCACAAGATGGACTAAGTATAGACGATATATCAGAGGCGAAAGAATACATAGAAGAAAATACATTATCTACGCCATTATCAGAATATAAAGCAATAGAGGAAGAGAATGGAAGCACCAATTAAATTAGTATATGAAATATTAAAACAATATATACCTGCTAAAGAAATGCAAAATGCTACTGATCACTTAGTAGATGATTTGCAAGAAATATTAGATGAAGAAGATCTAATCAAATTAGGCGGGTTAGATGAATATATGAAAAGCAGTGTGGAAGAAATTGTTGGCGAAGTAGAAGAAGATTTTGAGGAAGAGGATTTGTATTGAGCCAGTGGTACAACAGAGTTGTAAATAACATTGCCGAAATTCCAGGTTTCATAAATTTTTATGAAAGCGAACTGGAAGAAGCAAAACGTGAATGCAATGTAAAAGGCATTGTAGAAAAAAATATTACTGCATTGCCCGGTATTACAGAACATAGATTTAATCAATTACAAGAAATAGAAGCAGTACTAAACTACCTTAACATACAGTTACGTAAAATACGACGTAAACATTTCCAAAAATATTTAGAAGGATATGCCCGTGCATTAACAAGCCGTGATGCAGAAAAATACGTTGACGGTGAAGACGAAGTTATTGACTTTGAAACTATTATCAACGAAGTTGCATTGCTCAGAAACCGTTGGCTAGGTATAATGAAAGGCTTAGATACTAAACAATGGCAAATGGGCCATGTAGTAAGACTACGTACTGCAGGTATGGAAGACATAAGAATTGACTAGAGAAGTTGCCAAATGGGACAATCAAGCAAGTCATAATCATAGTCTTCTTACATTGAATTTACTAGATCAATTTGATGACTTTAAACTTAGTATTAAGCATATGGCTGACTTTGGGTGCGGCAAAGGATTAGATTTAGAATTCTGGGCAAATATGCACGAATGGACCGAAGACGGTGAGCCAGGGCCTAAATTAAATTTTAATTGTGTAGGATTTGATTTAGATGCAGAAAATAATACTCCTAGTAGAAAAAATATAAAATATAAAAATCACGACTTTAATAAAGATAATATTATTTGGAGTGTACCGTTTGATGTTGTGTGGTGTCATAATCTTATGCAACACATATACAGTCCAGTAGAATTTCTAGGGCGTGTCAATCGTGCTATGTCTACAGGCAGTATGTTATATTTGTGTGTGCCTTCAACTGTAAGTGTATATCAAAACAGATTTCAAAATTATACACCAGGACAAAATTATAACACATTTACTGCAAGTCAAATATTATATCTACTAGCACTAAATGGTTTTGACGTAAAAGATTTTTACTTACAAAAAGAAAAGTATACAGACTTAATACAAGTTTTAACTTACAAAGAACGTGAACCTTTGCCTTACAATACGACTTGGTATGAAATGGTAGACATGGACATACTTAACGAAAATATGAAAGAAGTAATACTTGGTAATGGAATTTTATCTGACCAAGGCTTAGTAACTAAGTGGTTAGACGGTACAGTATATGATTATAGGTGGCACACTTGACAACCCTGGTTCTTGTTACAGGAGGTTTCGATCCTCTTCATAGTGGACATATCGCTTATTTCAAAGCTGCAAAACAATTAGCAAGTTACGGAGGCAAACTAATTGTTGGTGTAAACAGTGATGCTTGGTTACAACGTAAAAAAGGCAAACCTTTTATGCCTTATAAAGAACGTAGTAAAATAGTACAAGAACTTAGTTGTGTGGATAGATGTATTAGTTTTGATGACAATGACGATACTGCAAATGGTGCAATACTTAATGTAGTCACACAGTTTAACTTTACAAAATTAATATTTGCAAATGGTGGTGACAGAACACAAGGCAACTGTCCTGAATATGATGCTTGGAAAACGGACAAACGTATTCAGTTTGAATATGGTGTCGGTGGATTCGACAAAGCAAATAGTAGTAGTTGGATATTAAAAGATTGGTCTGCACCTAAAGTAAACCGTGATTGGGGTTACTATCGTAATTTATATAATGGCGATGGGTTTCGTGTAAAAGAATTAGTTATAAATCCACACAGTAAGTTGTCTATGCAAAAACATGAACATAGGAGTGAAACTTGGAATTTGGTTTCAGGAACTGCTAAATTGTATATAAGCAACAGACAGATGCCAGTAGATCCAGCAGTATACACTTTGTCAGTACAAAATCCTATAGACATACCTAGTGGCGTATGGCACCGAGGTGTAAATGATTCTGATTATCCTGCACATATTGTAGAAATTTGGAAAGGCCCCAGCGAGTTATTATCCGAGGACGATATACGTCGCTGGGATCCTATCAAGCAAAGCTAGGCAGTACGCATTGATAACATGCGAAAGTTCATGAATTTACGAACTCTAGCACGGTCACGTGCCTTGCAAAACCTTTTCCATGAAAATGGTCTGTAAGTCATTAGTCACCCTCCCTAGTTAATAGTTAAGGTGCGTTCCTTCAGCGATTGCTTACTTCCGCCCTTACGGGTGAACGTATATATATTTATTAATTTACATACATAATTTCTGCAATTTTTGGATAGGTACTTGTAAAGTTTTGATTTCTACGACTGTCTATTTCTTTTACTCTATCCCAAAATTCTGTATTAAGATCTTTATAATGATTTGTAAAAACATTTACTATGTCACGAATCTTTTTATATGGACTTGACTTAAGGTAATCTATAACTTTTTGTCTTTTAGTAATTGGTATATTATCTAAACTAAAATATTGAGGAGAGTACACATGGCTATATTCAATATTAAAACCTAAATTTTCAGCGTACTCATGTATAGTGGTTAGATCTAATACATTAAAAACACTTGTAGTAGTATGAAAGTCAATTGTAAACTTACTTCTATCAAGTTTAGAAAATTTTTCCAAGTTATTTTTTACTATATCCCAATCAACGCCATGTCTTTCATACTCAAATTTTTTGTATAAGTTATCTATACTTAATGAAAATTGAACATTATCAAACATAGATAGAAACTTTAAATGGATATCAGGGAAAATTGTTCCATTAGTATTGTAATGTATTTTAATATTTGTTCTTTTATCATCTATAAGGGATTGTAAAATTTTTAAATGTTTGGTATCAAGTAAAGGTTCTCCTCCTTTAAATGTAATATAATTTAAATCATTAAATGTTTTAATTTTTTCTGTCCAGAAGTTATTCTTGATATCTATAGTATAATCTAATTCACGTATATTTTGAACTGTTTCATATTTTCTATCCTCTGTATACCATAGACTACTATTTTGTCTATTACATATTCTACATTTTAAATTACAACTTATACCAAGTTTTATATCTAAGTTTTTTATTTTCGGGCTTTTAAAAATATCTGTAGTACAATAATCTTTACTAAAGTCAATTATACCTCGTTGTCTTAAACTAGGGATATTAACTTTTTCTTGTTTCCAACAATTATTACAAACACTAGGCATTTTTCCCTGTCTGAAATCTTGTCTTAACCTTTTAAATGGTTTACTATAAAATGCCTGTTCTAAGGTTGTATTATTAATATTTGGCCATGTATGTAATTTGTTTGGATCCATCATACAACATGGACTTATTGTTCCTGAAGGATCAACTTCTAATTGTGTAAATGGGTATATACAAAATGTTTCCTCTCTATTAAATTTAGTTATTGGTCCTGTCATAGTAAAATTTATTACATCATCACATAACTCCTCCATATAAGTTTTTACTTCTATGTCGTTGCTATAAACATATATAAAAAATGTAGGAATATCTAATTCACTAATAATTTTATAGAAATGTTTCCAAATACTTTTATCTGTTTTTTTATTTGCAGTAATAATAATCTTATCGTCGTATTGGTATTCTTCTTTTTTAATAGATAACAGGTCGTTATACATGTCTTGAAACGGTTGATTATAGTAATCACTCATTTCTTTCTCAAATACGATCACGCAATCTTCTCCATTGGATATCTATTTCGTCAGCAAACCATTCAGTATAACTCATACGATTTAACCAATTATTTCTGTCAGGTTTACTAAGCCATGTTCCCATTTCAGTCCCTACATCATATGCTAAACTGTGTTTACTAACTACTGCAGGCACTCCTTGTATTACACTACTTATTCCTGCATTACTGCTATGGCTGACTGTAAAATATGTATGGTTCAACATATGTTCCAAATCAAAACTGTCGTACGTCTGTTGTATATGTTTTGGTATATTCCAAGTTACACCTTGTTGTTTATACCATTCTGTATCACATGACCAGTGTAAACTTTCTCTAAAGCGAGGATGACTACGTACAACTATAGGTTTATCTGTATACTTTCTAACTTGTGTTATAGTGTTCTTGTAGTATGTATCCATATCAGGCATGTCAACCCATTGTTGACTATGACCATGTTGTCCACATATTAATACATAATCTCCATCTTGCTTCCATGGTTGAAGTATAATGCCAAATTTATGTAATCTATCATCGGGCATATATTCATCTACTGCAAAGTATGCATCTCGGTTTATTCCATTTATGCCTAACTTCCAAGTCTTATTACGTACAAGACCGCCTACTTCTATTACTATAACAGGTTTATTTTGTGACCTATAATGTTCCCAGACACGTTTATTACCAGCCATACGTCCATACCATAACACACTCCATATAAGAGCAGCATCAGCATTCATGTCTTGTTCTACAAGTGTATCTGTTTCTTTTATAGCATCTAGTACTTGAGGGTAAACTTCGTTAGCATTACCAGGAAGATTATTTGGAAAGTAAGATATTTTCATGTTGATTTTTGAAGTAATAAATAGTTATATGCGTACATTATCAGTATTTACCTCTTGGCACCCAACAGGATACAAAAAATATGGCAAGCAATTTATTACAGGGTATAACAATTGTTGGCCAAAAGAAGTTCCTCTAACAATTTATGCAGAGGATCATAATCCAGACGTTCAAGGCAATCATAACATAAAACTTAATGATCAAAGAACTACACTGCCAGACCTAAAGGCTTGGCAAGAAAGACACAAAGATAATCCACATGCACATGGTTGGAATAAAGACAAAAGTAAAAAAAGTTTTTTATGGGACGCAAGCCGGTTTGCAAATAAAACTTTTGCTCTATGGCATTTTGCAAAAACTTGTAATACAGATATTTTTATTTGGTGCGATGGTGATGTAAGAACACATACGCCTATGTCATTAGATTTCTTACACAGTATAGCTCCTAATGAGAATCAATTAGCAACGTACTTAGGCAGACGCACATGGCCCGAATGTGGTTGGATGATGTTTAATCGTAATCATCCAAAGTTTGAAGAATTTATAGAACAGTGGAGATGGATATACGAAAGCGATGACATATTCAATCATGTAGAGTACCACGATAGTTTTATATTTGGAGAGCTTATAGAAGATTTTAAATCTATAGGAGTAGAAATGAATGACTTAGGTGGTCCGGATAAAGGAGGACACATTTTTATTAACAGTCCGCTAGGTGCATACATGGATCACCTAAAAGGATTTAGAAAAGAAGTAGGCAAAAGTTTAGCAGGTGATTTAGTAGGTGGGTTCCAACATCACAGTAACCCACACTGGCAAGATTTAAGACAAGTTACTAAACAACAAATACGTGCAGAAAAAATGAAAAAACCACATGAATATGATGCGGCACAAGAACAAAAATCTCAAGGAATTAAAAAATGAGTAATTTAAGTTGTATTCAAAATGTAAAAGTAGTAGAAGAAGATCCATATCCCTATGTATGTGTAGAAGAGGCACTACCTGATAACTTGTATAAGGAGTTAGCAGATAGTTTTCCTGAACAATTGGTATGTAGTACACAACCACACGATGGAGGAATAACCTATAGATACAAAAGTAAAGAAGTTGCTAATGAAGCACCTCCTGCTATTTGGCAAGACTTTTTTGCATATCATACAAGTCCAGAATACTTTAAAGCATGTATAAAGTTATTTGAGCCTGTGATAATGAAGTCTTACCCACAGTATGAGAACCTTTTGAATGCTGATAATATTACTACAAGAGATGTGGACAATAGTGGTTCATATGTTACTGATTGTCAATTTGTTGTGCATGAACCTGTTGACCAAACTGGTACAAGTCGTACACCACATGTAGATAATCCTGTAGAAATATATGCAGGACTATTGTACATGCGTAAACCAAACGATACAAGTGCAGGTGGAAACTTTACTATACACGAGCAAACAGGAAACATAGAACAAGTAAATAAAAGTTTAGGTAGACAGGTAGCAGATAATATACATAAACCTGTACGTGAAGTACCATACAAAGCAAATAGTTTTTGTATGTTCTTAAATGTTATGGGAAGTATTCATAGTGTTACTCCTCGTATACAACCAACAGAACGTAGACGTAGTATTAATATCATTGGCGAGTTTAATGGCAATGGTAAAATGTGGAAAGTAAAAGAAATAAAAAACTAATGAAATACAGTATAGGAAAAACTAGTGGTGTATTCATTGGTGATGAAACTGTAGTAAAAATTTTTAACATAAGGAACAAAGCACTTAAACCAAGTAGAGGCACATATCAAGATTGTTGGAATAGAGAAACAACTTGTCTAAACAGACTTATAGGTGAATTGCATTTCCCACAAATTATTGAAACTTATAATGATATACTAGGTATTAAAATGACAAACACTGGTGAAAGTTTATTTAATACTTGGCAAGAACACAATCTTATGCTATACTTAGAACAAGCAAATAGGATTGCTGATACATTAGAAAAACATAAAATAAAATACTTTCATGTAGGAATGGATGGAAAAGCAAAAGTAAACAAACAAAATGTATTTCCTTTAAGTAACTTTTGTATACAAGATGGAGAATTAAGTTTAATAGATTTTGAGATGGCTTGTCCAGTTGATAGTGAAGCTGAATCTAATATGAGTGATAGGTTCAAAGAATTGTACGCAAAGTATAATCCAGATACATTTAGACAAACATTAATAGATGCACTTAAAAATCCAAGAGCTTGTTATGAAGCAGAACTAGTAGCAAAGTTGCCTGATAAAGAAAAAATACACGTACTTAAAGACCGTAACCCTAGAGAGGTATATAAATCAATGACTACATTTACACAACCTAGCGAAAAGATAGTAAACGAATGGAAAAAGTATCAAAAACGTTTTGGTACTGCTGATGCTATTGATAGAGTAAAACGTATGAAACTAAATGAAGTTTGTAAGCCAGAACATAAACTTGTAGACATTGGATGTAATGATGGTTATATAACACAACTAGTAGCACCTATGGTATCAAGTGCGACAGGTATTGAACCTTTCGTAGAACTACCAGATGATAAACCTGCAAATGTTCAATGGATTAAAAAAACATTTAATGAGTTTTCTGAAACAACAGATCAATATGATATTTTACTAAGTCTTGCAGTAAGTATTCAACTACGTGATTTTGGTGGACTTACTGAAGAACAAATAGTGAGTAAGTATTATGATTTAGTTGCACCTGGTGGTATAGTTGTACATGAAACACAAAAGCTAGAAAACCGTCCCAATAATATAGAACATACAAATGCAATGATAAAAGCATTCAAACAAAAGTTTAAACAGATAGATCACGGTCAAGCCAGACCTAGTGGTAAACGTGAATATTATCATTTTCAAAAAGTAGACTAATGAAACCTCTTTGTCTTGTACCATGGACAAGTATAGATATAAGTCCACGTGGATCTATAACACCTTGTTGTAAAATACAATTAAAGCATGAAGATAAACCTAATATTCTAAACCAAAGTATTGCTGAATACACAACTAGTGACTTTCTCAAAAATATTAAAGATAAGATGATCAAAGGTGAGTGGCCTATAGAATGTATAAGATGTAAAACTGAAGAAGACAATGGCATAAAGAGTAAAAGGATACTAGATTATGAAAGATGGAAAACAGATTGGGATACTTATACTGAAGATAGAGGTTACATAGTTGCAAGTATAGCCTTTGGTAATACTTGTAATCTAAAATGTATTACGTGTAAATCTTCATCTAGTAGTAGATGGCGTAAAGAATATAATGATATATATGGCATAGATATAAAACCAGTAGAAACTATTAGTGCTGATGCAAACGAAATATATAATGCAATGCCTAATGTAATACATTTTGATATTCCAGGTGGCGAACCATTACTTAGTGAAATTTCAAAACAAAAAACACTCTTACAAAAATATGTAGATAGCGGACAAAGTAAAAACATTACTCTTCATTACACAACAAATGCACAACTTTTTCCTAGTGAGGATTGGTGGGAACTTTGGCAAAACTTTTCTGAGGTAGATATACAACTTAGTGTTGATGGTGTTGGTAGAAAATATGAGTATATAAGATATCCTGCAAAAAATGAACTTCTAGAAGAATCTATTATAAAGTATAAGGCTCAACAGGACAAAACACCTAACCTTAAAATTAGTGTGAGTCATACTGTTAGTGCCTATAACATTTACTACCTTAGTGATTTTTTTGATTGGTGTGCAGCTTACGGATTACCAAAGCCATGGTGTGGAGCAGTACATAATCCAAAACATATGAAACCAACTGTATTCCCAAATCCTATAAGAGAAAAAATTGCAAATCATTTAAAAACTAGTAGACATGAAGATGTACGTGTATGGGGTAATTTTGTAGAAAATAACGATAGCAGTCAGTATTACCAAGAATTTTTAACTAGAAAAGATCAACACGATTTATATCGTAATTTAAATTTTGCTGAAACATTCAGCCAAGTTGAGGAGTTAATCAATGGCTTTCAATAATATTATGCAACTAGCAACTGCAACTCTAACACAACAAGGTGCGTTCAACCCTGGTGCTACTGTAGTTGAATGGGGCAATCAACGTTTTAGGTACAGTGAAGGATGGATCAATGAATGTGAAAAAAGATCAGGAAAAAAACTTAGACGCCCAACGCAATATGTCTGGGAATACTTTGAGGATCTTGGGTTTAGTGATTACCTTGCTATTGATATTAATACTGAACTAAGAAGTATTGCAATGGACTTGAATTTTATTTTAAAAGACAAGTACAACTATACACAACAATTTGATTATGTAACAAACAACGGAACAGGTGAGCATATATTTGACCAACGAACTGTGTTCGAAAATATGCACAACTTATGTCGTGTAGGTGGTACAATGATAAATGTTCTGCCTTTTGCTCCATGGTTTAATCATTGCTTCTATAGTTTTCATCCAGGATTATTCAGAGACATAGCCGCCGCTAACGGATACGAATGGCGTTTCATGTGGCTTGCACAAAACACAGGCAAGTATATAGATTGTCCTACTACAATGGATAGTTGGACACACTATGAACAAAAGAAGCCACGTGCACCACTTAGTGAATTAGAACGTGCATATGATGAACTACATAACAGAGATGGCAAAGCACATAACGTAAGTATAGTAACTGCATACACAAAAACTAAAGATACACCTTTTCAAATACCGTTTCAAGGACGTTATGTCAATGATATTGTAGATGAACTAAAAGGCGAGTATAGTGCAGAAAATATAGATGTAAGACAATCAGATCATAAGAGTGCTACTTATTAATGTTGTATAGACATCCATCGAAACCAGATAGTAAATGTAATTGGGTAATGGATAGTCTAGCAAAGGGTTGGCGAGGGAGTGAACATCACTTTTGGGGTTTTATAAACAACAACGAATATAAAACTAAACAACTAACTAAACATAGAATAGATTGGTTCTTTTGGGATATGCCTTACTATGGTAGATGGCATAGAGATATAAAACAGGATTTTTATTGGAGAGCTAGTAAAAATCATATACACTATAGACATACAAAAAATTATCCTAATGATAGATTTAAACAATGGAATGTAACGCCAAAAGAATACACTAAAGGTACTAAAATTCTTATATGTCCTAGTAGTGAAACAATGACCAGATATATTACAGGACAAACAGTTCAAGAATGGTTAGACAATACAGTTACTACGTTGAAAAAATATACTGATAGACCTATAGAAATAAGATATAAACCAAGAGCAAATGGAACAAGTGGACCTAGTGTTGCAAAGATACCTTTTAGTGAACAAGCAAAGGATACTCATTGTGTTGTAACAAGTATAAGTTTATGTGCAATAGAAGCACAATTGTTAGGTATACCAACCATTTGTCATACTGATAGTTTTGCTAAGGATATAAGTAGTACTAATATAGATGAAATCGAAAATCCTAAACGTGTGGATACTATGCAATGGTTTTATAACCTAGCATATAGTCAGTTTACACATAGTGAAATAGAATCAGGATTAGCCCAAGAGATACTCAATGCCTAAATTATTTGTATATGATACTAATCGTCATAAAACATCAAACATTACTTTATCCTTTGCAAGAGGTGCAATAAGACACAACAACGAAACTAACGGTGGATGGCAGGTTAAACACATACCAATTACGAGTTATTTAAAAAATGGCCTACCAGGAGACTTAAACTATGGTGATGCAGTGGCTACACTTGGTATACTGCGTGGCACAGGAAAGATGTTAAAAGATATCAAAACTATATCTGGAGTTGACTATTACTATATAGACCACGCATATTTTTGTCCTGGATATGGCGGCAAAGGCTGGATGAGAATTACAAAGAACGCACATACTTGTATTAATTTGAGAGATGTAGATAAAGACCGCTGGAACGGATTTCACAAACATCATGGCTATCAATGTTTGCCCTGGAAACAAAACAAAGATAGAGGTCGTAACATTCTTGTTCTACCTCCAACAGGAGCAGTAGCATGGTTTTTTAATCAAGGTCCTGACGAATGGTTAGACAGTGTGGTTAACAAACTTAAAACCCTTCTACCTGAAAGTGAACATTATCGTATACAAGTAAGACGTAAACCAAAAGAACCAGTTGTAGATGGTGATGGAAATTTACTAGAACTTAAAACTTATCCTCAACAGGATCAACCTTTAGAACAAGCACTAATGGATGCTCAGTGTGTAGTTGCTTATAATAGTATGGTTGCACTAGAAGCAACAATGAAAGGTATACCTGTAATCACTAGCGAGAACAGTTGTTGCAATAGAGTAAGTTATAAATTAGATGTTTACAATAATCAACAGGATCCAGAAGAGTTTAACACTGAACCAACCAACAGAGCACCTTTATTATATTGGTTAGCATATAATCAATGGAAACGTAGAGATATAGAAGACGGTACTGCGTGGCGTAT